CTAAGAGTATAGTGTCTAAGTTAGAAGAAGAAAGAGAATCTGCTCTTGATTGGGCACGATCAAAAGCTAAGAACCCTAAGAGGGTTACTGTAAAACCTGAGCCTTGGGAGGAGTTAGAGAACAATCCTGGCACCTATCAGGTTAGATTTTCATGGAAAGATAAGGATAAGTTATTCCCTGCTATCGTTGATTCAGAGGGTACCTTAATCACAGATAAAGAAACACCATTATACAATGGTAGTACAGTTAAGTTAGCTTTCTTCCAGAAGCCTTACATCATGCCAGCTGGAGATATAGGTACATCTCTTAAGCTTAAGGCAGTACAAGTTATTAGTCTTAATAACGGTGCTGGTGTTACCGATCAAGGTAATATGTCTGCTGAAGAGGCGTTGAAAACATTTGGTGGTCCTACTACAGGATTCAAGGTAGATGAACCTGAGATTGTAGATGCATCACCTTGTTCCATTGAAGAACAGGATGACGACTTCTGAAAGAACGTACCGATCTAATTTAGAAAAGAATGTTGCTGATTTACTTGACGAGTTGAAGGTTAACTATGAGTACGAATGTACTAAATTAAATTATTTTATAGAAGCTAATTATATCCCTGACTTTAAGGTTAGGGGTATATACCTAGAAGCTAAGGGTTTTTTTAAGCCCTCAGACAGGCGCAAGATGCTTGCCGTCAAGAGGCAGCATCCAGAGTTAGATATTCGTTTTGTATTTCAAGCACCCTATAATAAAATAAATAAAAAATCTAAGACAACTTATGCCATGTGGGCCGAGAAACACGGCTTCCCGTGGTGTGCTTACTATGCAATCCCACTCAACTGGCTCAAACCATGAACAATCAGAGTTCTTATATCATGAGCCTTGTACAAATTGCGGTTCTTCAGACGGCTGCTCACGCTATTCTGACGGACATACTTATTGTTTTGTATGTGACCATTATGAAAGCGGGGATGGATCAAACCACCATCATCAGCCAAAACGGAGCAATCGATCAATGTTAAAAGGCAATCCAGTACGTTTAAACAAACGTGGACTAAGCGAAGAGGACTGCCGTAAGTACCGAGTACATAAGGATGGAGACGTTCTGCGTTTCCATTACTTTAATAAAAAAGGTCAGGTAGTCGCAGCTAAGGTCAAAACAAAGGACAAGGACTTTTACTGGGACGGTAGAAACGAGGATAATCAATTCTTCGGTCAGAATCTATTTCCAGATAAGGGGTCAAGACTGACTCTTTATGAAGGGGAAATGGATGCTGTCTCAGGACATGCAGCTATGCCAAAATGGCCTCATATGTCAGTACCTAACGGTGCTGCGGGGGCTAAGAAAGATCTACAAAAAGTATTAGATTTAACACAAGGTTATGAAGAAGTTGTATTCTTTTACGACAATGATGAAGCAGGTCGCAAAGCAGCTATCGAGTGCGCTGAGCTTTTACCAGCTGGAAAAGCAAAAATTGCTGTACTTGAGAAATACAAGGATGCGTCTGAAGCCCTTCAGGCAGGTGACCCCGAAGCAATACGCAAAGCTATCTGGGACGCAAAGACGTATCGCCCTGACGGAATTGTTGATGCTAAATCGTTACTTGAATTAATAACAACACCCGAAGCACCATGCGCCCATGAATACCCATTCAAAGGACTCAACGAGAAGCTACACGGGATCAGGCTGGGAGAACTTACAACAATTACTGCTGGCACTGGTTCAGGAAAGACAAGTTTCTGTCGCCAACTTGCAACTGACCTATTACAAAAGGGAGAATCAGTTGGGGTCGTGGAGCTTGAAGCAAACAATCGAAGAACAGCACTTGGATTAATGTCCTCGGCTGTTGGTCAAAACCTACACCTTGGAGAATACAATGAGCAACAACTTAAAGAGTATTTTCGTTCTACCATTGCTAATTGGAATCTTTACATGTTTGATGGCTTCGGCTCTTTTGATCCTGACATCATTTTTAATAGGATCGAGTACCTTGCCAGTGGATTGGAGTGTCGTTTTGTATTCCTAGACCACATCAGTATTCTCATGTCTGGACTCGAAGGAGATGAGAGGAGAATGCTGGATCAAACAATGACCCGTTTACGTTCTCTAGTCGAGAGAACAGGTATTTCACTATTTCTTGTATCACATGTCAGACGAACTCAAAGCGACCATAACCATGAAGAAGGGGCAAGAGTTAACATCGGCCAACTTCGAGGCAGCCACAGCATTGGTCAATTGTCAGATGGAATTATTGCGCTTGAACGGGATCAGCAGGCAGATAAATCGCAAGCTTCAACTACTGTGCGAGTACTTAAGAATAGATATTGCGGAGAGCTAGGCGTAGCCTGTAACCTTACCTATGACTCAGAAACTTGTACCTTCCATGAAATTACGACAGAAAAAGAGTTCGACCCGACCACCGATTTTTGAACACTACGAACATCCGTGGTATAAATTTAATAAAGATCAAGATCAACAAGCAGAATTATTAAAAAAACCTAATCCACCTACAGTTGAGGCTGTAGAAAAAGCTAAATTTGTTGACAAAACGTACCATTGGAACAAAAAGAGATAAATCTAGCCTTTGACATGGAAACAGATGGGCTAGATTCCACCCGCATCCATTGTATAGTCACTCAAGATTTGGATACAGGTCTTGTTGAGGAATACAATGATGAAAAGTATAGCAATGGTGATCTTAAAGAATTACCTATGGCTAGTAATTCCATTACTTCTGGGTTGAATAGTCTAATGGCTTGTGACAATATCGTATCTCATAATGGGATAGCGTATGACGTAGCACAAGCCCAAAAACACTATCCATTCTTTAGGAAGCTCATGGCTAAACACTGGGATACTTTAATTCTCAGTAGATTTTACCATCCAAACCTCTTGGACATAGACCTTAAGCGTAGGTGGCGTGACATGCCAGCTAAGTTATATGGATCACATAGCCTCGAAGCCTACGGGTATCGGCTAAGGTGTCGTAAAGGGGAGTTCGGTCAGACAACTGACTGGAAGAATTGGACTCCTGAGATGCAGGAATACTGCAAACAAGACGTTGCTGTTTTAGTTAAACTATGGGCACATTTCCAAAAATACCTGAACCCCTCATCTTAGAGCATCGCATCGCTGAGATGATGCAAGATCAAAGACGGGTTGGATGGCCTTTGGATGTCAAGAAGGCTCAATCCCTAGAGAACAAACTTTTAACACGGTTAGAGGAGCTTAGAGAGGCCACTCAGAAGATATGCTGGGCGGTTCCTGGTAATCTATTCACACCTAGACGTGATAATAAAAACCAAGGTTATGTTAAAGGTGCAGAGATGCAACGGCTTAAGGATTTTAATCCTAGTAGTCGAGAACATATCGCTTGGTGGTTTAAAACCTTTCAAGGTTGGACACCACATAAGAAAACTCCTACAGGTAAAGCAGTTATTGATGAAACTGTCCTGAAGGAAATAGGCACAGACGAAGCATTACTATTCCTTGAGATTCTGATTATCCAAAAGAAGCTCGGAATGTTGTCGCAAGGCAGTAATGCATGGTTGAAGTTAGTCAAGGATGGCAGGCTTCACCACTCCTGTTTTATTGGAGCAGCTACGCACCGAATGGCACACGCTACTCCTAACCTCGCACAAGTCAGTAGTGATGCTGATTGTCGAGAACTTTTTATTACAAAACCTGGATGGAAACTGGTTGACAGTGACCTTGCAGGGATAGAACTACGCATGTTTGCACATTATCTAGCTCGTTACGATGAGGGTAGGTATGCAGACATATTACTTAACGGAGACATCCACCAAGTCAATGCAGACAAGATCGGAGTTACCAGAAGGCAGGTCAAAACTATTACCTATGCCTTTCTATACGGTGCTGGAAACCAGAAAATTGGTTTATCCTATGACAACCTCTTATCCCCTGAGGCTGCTAAGAAGAAGGGGGCCGAAATACGGAAAGCTTATATGGAAGCCATTCCTGGTCTTAGTGATCTTGTTGAGGCTACCAAAAGAGTATCTGAAAGTGGTAGCATCCGTGCCATCGACGGTCGTAATATCAGCGTTGACAAAGGGCACAAGTCCCTCAACTATCTCTTACAGGCATCGGCAGCGGTAATCGCAAAACGTTGGTGCATATGTACTGATGAAGTTTTAAAAAGCACACTCTATCCTCATGAAAGGTACGCCTTTGTACATGACGAGCAAGTGTTTGGTGCGCCACCATCATCAGCTAAGTACGTTGCTTTTGCATGTAAATTTGCAGCAGCACAAGCTGGTGAATATTATAAATTACGAATCCCGATTGCCGCTGATGCTAACATAGGCGACAACTGGGCAGAGGTACATTAATGTTATTGATTGACTGCGACTTTTTAGCTTATAAATCGGCTCAAGCTTGCGAGGAAGGTATAGATTTTGGTAATGATGTTATCATTGCTCAATCCAATTTCAGCCAAGTCCTTAAAATCTTTGAACGAGAGCTACAAAAGGTCACAAAAGCAATGTTTGATGATGAATTTGTACTATACTTTTCTAGTCCTAAAAATTTTAGGAAGAAAATTTGTGCCGATTACAAGGGTCATAGACTTAGGCGTAAGCCTTTAGGATATAAACGCTTGCTCAACCATTGTCAAAAAAATTACAACTTTGTCCTACGGGATGGGTTGGAAGCTGATGATGCACTCGGAATGGATGCCACACAATTCCCTAGTGTTGACAACATAATCGTCAGTCCTGATAAAGATATGCGTCAAATCCCTGGGAATCTATGGAACCTAACGGATGACGTTGAAGAGATTACAAAAGAAGATGGAGATGATTGGCATCTAATTCAGGCAATTTCTGGTGACCCGACTGATGGTTACGGGGGCTGCCCTGGTATTGGAATCAAACGTGCCACTGATTTGCTAAACAAAAACCCTGATAATAAATGGGGTGCTATTTGTCAAGCATATAAAGAGAGAGGGTTATCAGACGAGGACGCTCTACTCAATGCACGTTTAGCTAAGATCCTACAACATACGGACTTTGATTATGACCGAAATGAACCAATCCTATGGACCCCAGTATTATAAACGGGGTTCCATAGAGGTTTGGGATTTTATTAGAGATCAACAACTTAACTATCACCTCGGTAATGCTATCAAATATGTATGCCGTGCTGGTCATAAGGGTGATCCTATTAAAGATTTAGAAAAAGCTATCCACTATTTAATTAATGAGAAAGAGCACTTACTCAAAGAGCGCATACGAGTTCCGCAAAGCTTTCAATCTGGGAGGGTCACTGGACCGTGGATCTCTAAACTTGCAAATAGGGTTGATCAATGAAGAAGCTAGAGAGCTTCAAGAGGCAGCCCGTGAATTGCTATGGAGTACTACACACCCTGTAGCAAGAGAAAATCTACTCAAAGAGCTTGCTGATCTTGTCTATGTTTGTCATCAAATGGCAGCATGTTTTGGCTGGGATTTAGATGAAGCTTATAAGCGTGTTCATAGAAGTAATATGAGCAAGCTAGATGAAAATGGAAATCCAATATACCGTGAAGATGGGAAGGTATTAAAGGGTCCAAATTATTATTTACCTAACTTAAAAGATTTAGTTTAATGAATAGTCTGATCGCTAGGACTGGAAGAGTCCAAAACTGGATGGATAATCCAGAAGGCCGCTTACCTGTATCATGCACAGTGTTTGTCGTACAAGATAGCATGGAGGGTGAGGATGGAATTGAAAAATCTTGGCGTTTTGTGTCACATGCTCTCCGCTTTGGAGCAGGAGTGGCGGTCCACTTATCCAACCTTAGACCCAAAGGAACTGAGAACGGCAAAGGTCTTGTTGCAAGCGGCCCAGTCTCGTTTGCGAAGATATACTCAGTCCTCAATGAAACCTTAAGAAGAGGAGGTATCTATAAAAATGGTGCGGTTGTGTGTCATTTGGACATCGATCATCCTGATGTTGTCGAGTTCATTACTACTCCTAGACATGAACTCCCGTGGGTCAAGCGGTGTGTCAACCTTGATGATGAAAAATGGAAAAATACTGACCCGAACACACGGGAGAAAATAATATATGGCATCAAGTCTGGTGACATATGGTTAAACAAAATCAAACATGACTCTAATGGGAAGCGTATCTATGGGAACGTCTGTCTTGAAGTATACGTGCGCTCACGTGGAACGTGCTTGCTCGAACATGTCAGTCTCGGTGCCTGTGAAATCTCCAACTTACAATCGGCTTTTACTACAGGTATGTCCGAGTTGTGCAACCTCCATAGCAGGACAGGTGTTGGAAGGACTG